GTCTTTTTTTTTGTGTTTTTCAAAACCTGTATCCCATTTGTTGAATGAAATTAACTTTCGAGTATATTCTATACTTAATTTTTTACGCTCTGCATAAGTAGTTGATTCCTTGTGAAATAGTTTTAGTTTATTGCTGGAAGACACGCAAACTACATTTACATTTTTCATAATCCAATATTGAACTACCATTCCTTGCAACATTTTCATGCGGTTTGCAATCGGTCCTATTTGATTTTCTACTACGACAACGTCAATGTGGCCGAATCGTTTATATTGATTCACTAATTCTTTTCCTAAATCAATGGCAGAACACGTTTTTGCGCATTTACGAGTGATTGCCGTTAACTTTTTAGCAGACAATTCCTTGATGATGCTTTCCTTGTCTTTATCCTTGTTTTCAATACCATGTAATGTACATAATTTGCACAATTCAGATTTATTTAAACCCGACAAAGCAGGAATGTGAACAGCGTGTTTTTTACAAAAGAATAAGGTATCTTTGTAAAAAAAAGCAGGTTTTCCACAAGCACACATGGGCTGGACTCCAACAAGATCCACAACGTCCCAATCCAAAATTTGAACGGTATCGGTTACAGAAAGTAAGCAGTGGGCTAAATTTTTTATGCCAATATCAATGGACAAGACCAACATAGTAGTCTTCTTGTTTTATATTTATACTATTTTACACGTTTATATAATTCGAGGACAGTAACGGCGGCGGCGAGTTGCACAAGTATGTAGGGAAATAGAGTATTCATCTTTTGTTTTCCTGCTAAAACCATGAGTAAAGTAACGGCGGGGTTGTAATTACCTCCGGAAATGGGTCCGCCAATATAAGCGGCTAAAGAAAGGGCGGCGCCGATCGCCAATGGATTTCCGGTTGCGATAATGACAAATAAGAAAAAAACGGTTCCAACGTACTCAATGACTAATTCCTGCATATAGTAGATTCCTAAAATAAAATATATTCCGCCATTTGAATACCTTTTTGTGAAAACCCATTTTTCTCATAAAAGGCAACCCAACATTCATTACAATCCAATATTATTTTGTAACAATTATTTTTCACGGCTATTTGTTTTAGATGTTCCAGTAATTCGTTTGCAATGCCTTTGTTTCTATATTGCGGAAGAACCACAATGTCTTCAATATGTCCCACCGACTTTCCACCATGTATTATTTTGGGCTCAATAATAAGAGTTCCGCTGCATACTATAGTATCGATTTCTAATCCAACGATGATTTGGCCCATAGAATGGATTTGTTGAATATTTTTAAAAAAATGTTCATTAGATATGTCGGAAACAGTCGTTAATTCTCCAAGTAATACTAAATATTGTTTTTTTATTTCGGACATGTTTTCAATATGGTTGAAAACATATTCATACAAATTAACTAATTTCATAATCTAATGTTTTTTAAAAATACAGCCATTTGGATTTAATTGGGGTAATTTAATGGCCGACGCATCTTGGAACTGACACGATTTCATCCAAATTTTCATAATGCAAAAACTCTTTTTAGGAGAAATGGAGAGGCCCATGATGGATTCATTCAAGATCGGAGTTGATATTGAATTTCCTGAAATACAATAACACACATTCGTCCACGTTTCCTTAACTAATTTGTTGTCTACCTTATAGGAAAAACAGCCGCCTTCTTTGTTATTTGGATCTTCCCACATGGGATCTACGCCTTCCCGCATTAAAAAAAGCATGTAATTCGTAATTAACTTATCGGGTAAATTTTTTAAAACTTCAATCAGTTCTTCTGCATAAGTAATCTTACTTATCTTGGTGTAACTTTGTATAGACCAAGATGTATCTTGTGGCAAATGTCCCCACAAAACCCAAGTATGACTAAATGGGTTTAATTGCATATATATACTTTGGTAAGGGTTTAAGTCCATTAATTAAACGTGATGGAAACTTGAAGAAATTCCTTTTGTATATTTTTTGCAGCCGATTGGGACAACTCGTGTCTTGTTTTACGTGTTTTATTGTCTACGGTCTTTTTCTTCGATGTACTATTTCGGGTATTCATGTCATTTTCAATGATGGCATATTCCGACTCAATATGTTCAATGATTCCATTGTCAAGAACCCATTTAAAAAAATTTAATTGACCTATGGTAGTTTGAATCGACGTATTGTTTTTGTAGGGAATGGTTATTTTTTCCCATCGGCAAAAAGGATCAAATCGTTTTTTAGAGTAGGCTTTTAACTTTAGTTTGTAATCGTTGTACACCTTAAACCGCGATCCATTTTTTAACGTGTACACCACATAGTTTTTTTTGGCGTAGTTGGTTACAAACCAATCTAAAATGCGCAAAGAAATAGTGGATTCGCCGTTTAATATTTTTAAAATTTTATCCAATTGTCGGAAATGGTTGCTTTCATAGTAAGTCATTAATTTGGTAAGCAATAAATCATTTTGTTTTGTGTAACTCATAGATGGGTCCTTTTTATGCATTTAAATGAGTTTGGTTATTTCAAATGTAACTTTAGTTCCTTCAATTCGTTCAACCATAATTGTTCTACGCTAGTCGTTTCCAGTGTTGTTTTTTCTAAAATTAATTTGGCAAGGTCTTTCTCAAGGGATTGTATATTTTCTTGGGATACGCTGTCCATCGGCATTTTGATCAAGTAGGAATAAGAGCCTTGGATTGGATCGAGTCCCAACTCGGCCAACAATTTCAAGATCACTTCTTGCTTTTTATTTCGCAAATCTAATGTGTCGTTAAGAATCGCGCGAATATAGGCAACTCGATTGGATATTTCATGCAATTTGGCTTCGATGATAACCAACATGTGCTTCTTCCGAATGTGATACATTTCAATTCGCGCCGTATAATAATCGCCAATGATTTCCTGTACGTTTTTATATTTTTTAAGTTGATCCTTATCCGTAAATAAATGCATATTGGTCGTACTTATACTCGTTGTTAATTTCAACTCGCTCTCTACATTTGTAATCGGGGCAAGAAGAGTGACTTGAATGTGAATGTTGACATCTGTACTTTTATCTGTGTACTCTTTGATGAGTGTACCTATGGAATCTTCTAGAAATTGTTTGTAGGTATCCGTCCATGTTCCAATCGGCAATTCCGTAATGGTAACTTGTAATTGGTCTACGGAATATACGCCGCGAATTATGTATTTTCCAGCAGATTGATAATCTATAGATCCTTTGAATCCTCGGTAATAAGGAATAAACTTTTTAATGGTATATTTTCCTACCAACATTGCGCTTATGTAATCAATTAAATCAGCGGGATTATAACAGGGTATTTTTGTACTGAATCCAGTACCGATTCCGTTGCAGCCATTGACCAAGATCATAGGGATAATGGGGTAATAATGCGCAGGTTCTACTTTAAAACCATCGTCCATTAAATAAGTTAATACGGCATCATCTTCAGGTCTAAAAATATAACGCGTACATTCATTTAATTGAGTAAATATGTACCTTTCACTAGCGCTATCTTTTCCGCCCTGTAAACGAGTTCCAAATTGTCCGTTGGGTTTGAGTAAGTTAATATTGTTGGACCCTACAAAATCCTGGGCCATATTTACAATGGCGCCATTTAAACTGGCTTCACCGTGATGATACGAGGACTTTTCAGAAACGTAGCCGCTAAATTGCGCGACTTTAATTTCGTGTAAAATGGGTTTAGTAATGGCGCCATAAAATATTTTTCTCTGACTTATTTTAAATCCATCCACCATGTTGGGTATGGATCGATCGCAGTCGTATTTTGAAAACTTGATCACTTCTTTATTGACTAAATCACTGTAACTGATGTCAAGCACGTTTGTATTTAAATGTTGCGGTGAATATTGTTCAAGCCAACTTTTTCGATCGTCGGATCGTTTTTTATTGAACACCATGTCTAGATTGTCTTTGCATTCAGGCGTCCACGTAAAATACACTATTTTTTTATCGGTAAAATACTTTTTAAATTCGGAAGACGTACTTGTCCCCAACCCTTTGTAGTACTTAATTGCCCACCCTTTTTTATCTTCTTTCTTCCACTCCATGTATTGGTCTTCATTGTAAAAGATAAGTTCTTGGCTCGCCTTTTTTGCTTTTATAATGGGAGTATTCATGAATCCAATGAATTGGGGTTGTTTAATTAACGATGTCCACAAGCAGTCAAACACATTAATGCACAATGCCTTAATATGACTTCCATCTAAATCTTGATCGGTCATGAACAGAACCCGTCCATAGCGCAACTCGTTTATATTTTCTTGTGTGTAATCCTTTCCGTATTTTAATCCTAAAATAATCATCATTTCTTTTATTTCTTTATTGTTACTTATGGTCGTGACCGATTCATCACGAACATTGAGCAATTTACCGCGCATGGGGTAAACGCCGTAAATATTCCTATCTTCAGGTGTAAATCCTGAAATAATCGCGGATCGCGCTGAATCACCTTCGCAAAGGATCAACGTACATTTCCCTGATTTAGTCGTACCGGCATAATTGGCATCGATTAATTTGGGAATACCCACGATTTTTTTTGTTTTAGCACCGTCGCTCTTTTTAGCCGCGCTTAGATCTTTGATGCGGGTTAAAGAGACGGCTAAATCCATCAACCATTTTTTTGCAATATCTTCCACCAATTTGTCGGGTAGTTCGCAACTCGATCCAAAATTAGCGCTTGGCGTATTTAAATAATCTTTGGTTTGGCTATCGAAACTTGGATTTTCAATGAAACAACTCACAAACAACATGATGTTTTCTTTTAACATGGCCGGCTTTACATCTATTTTCTTTTTTAGTTTCATGTACACGGTTAACTTTTTCAAAAGTTGGTTGAGTATGTAGTTGACGTGCGTTCCGCCTTTATTGGTGTTGATTCCATTTACATAGGATACGTGCGCAAATTCATCCGCAGATTTACAAACGGTAATTTCCCATCTCTCGCATGCGTAATGCACACGAGGTACATCTGTTTTCGGACCTACATACATGTCAATGTATTGTTGCATCGTTCGAACAGGAATAAGTTCACCATTATAACTTACCTTTACGCTTTTATCGGTAATGGCGGCAATGTCGTAGATTCTGCGCAAAAACAAGGATTTCATGGTATCGGAAAGCCCGTCTAGTTTAAGACGCTTGTAATCGGGTTTAAATGTAATGCTTGTGTAAGATTTCTTTTTGCAAGCAGTTATGACGGGCGGATTAATTTTACTTAAATTGTCCGTAAATACTTGCGTATATTTCAATTGTCGTGTTGAATCTACAATTTCAATCTGGGCAAAGGTAGACCAGATAAAAATTAACTTGACTCCAAATCCATTTTTTCCGCCCACAATTCGTTTTTCATCCACGTTAAAGTTGCGCGAGGTTCTCATGTTCGCAAAAATAAGTTGTGGAATATATATTTTGTGCTCTGGGTGCAGAGCCACGTCAATACCTTCACCGTCATTTACAATCGTAATGGTATCTTCTTGAATAGTTACTTTAATGTAGGTAACTGGATCTTTACTTGTCCGTGTTCGAATAATGTGGTCACTCGCATTGACAATGCCTTCGTCAAATAATTTTAATAGAGCAGGATTGTACGTTTGCCGCAATTGAACTATTTTGTCATCTTTAAAAACCCAATTGTCGCCTTCTACGTTTTCAATAGACCCAACGTAAGTGTCGGGATTCAACAACACATGGTCCAATTCATTGCGCATAACATACGAAGTAAGATCCATTCTATAAATACAAATAGGTTATATTAAGTATTCAATTTTATTTTTTATTTTTTTTTGTTTTAGGGGTATAATTTAAAAACCATTCATCGTAAGCGCGAGTTCCCCTTTTTAACGTAGATCGCATTTTTGACTTTTCCATTCTTAAATCTGAAAGAGTAGATTGATGCCCGTAACAAGTTGTGCTAAACCGTTTTAGTAATCCTTTTTGATTTAATCGGTTGTGTTGCTGTACATTAAACAACATGGTGGATAAACAAATCAATCGATTGACGTCATAATATTCTTGATCTGCGTACATAAAGGCTAAATAAAAACTGAGTAAAGTATCGATCGTGCCTACCTTAATGGTGTCTTTTCCGTCAAAAAATTCATTGTAACTGTGACAACCCGATGGTTTATACACAAAAGCAATGTATTCATCGTGTATTTGTATGGAATAATGTTCGCCAATAACTTCTCCAATAGAATCATATTTGGTGATTCGAACTTCAAATCCTTCGGCCTTGAGTTTTTTTTTAATGAGTTCACATGTTTTTTCAGGGTCTTCTGACAACACATCAAAATCGGGAAGATTTTTTACAGTGGGTGTTTTTGAGTATTTAGAATAAAGTGCATTGGCATATCCACCTATAAACACGACACCTTCAGAAACAAAACATTGTTTGACTACGTTAAACACGCGTTTTTCATCTAAGGGTAATACTGAACTTCGTTGTATATTGTTGCATTTTTGTTGACGTAATGGATAATGTTTATTCAACAATACGAGTCGTTTTAATACTTTTTCCCATCTTGACACATCTCCATCCGGAAGAGACAACTCTAAATACATACTTTGCCTCAAAAAATTAGCGGGACAATAATGTATATTTTTTTTTAAAATAGCCGTTTTTGACAAGGTATCGAATATAAGGTCGTGCAATTGCGTAACATCGGCAATACCTATGTTATTTACAAAAACCTTAAAGGTCCCAAAATGTACACCTGCTTTGGCTTCTACGATTTTAAATCCTTTTTTTACATAAATATCCGCTAATTCTTTCGCATCCTCTAAAGCATTTTTGCTAAAAAAATCATAATCAGGGATTTCATAGTCAAAATTATAAAACTGGTCTGTTTTAGGTAATATATTGTTTATGGCCGTTCCGCCGTAAACGATTAACTTTTTTTTTTGGATGAAATCTTCCACTATACCTATAATTTTCTGAACTTCAGGCGTTTGTACAATTTGTTTCCCTTGTTTTTGTTCGGCCGAATCAACGGCTTGTCTTAAAATAGCCAATTCACAATCTGCAAAAGAAATATTTTTAGGGCAATGCATACTTTATAGTACTATTTTATTTTAAGATAAGTTCATAGGAAATTCCTACTTTTGTCCAACTTCCAATAAATGTTGGATTCGGAATATTTTTCATAATGTCTTCCGTATTGTAAACATTGTGATCTTCATCAAGCCAATAGACAATTCCGCGTATTTCTTCGGCCCAAATCATTTTCTTTTTTAAAGAGGGTTCATGGTTAATAATAATTCCATGCGGAACTCCTTTCGAATGCGTTCCGCAATATGTACACCCTTTCTTTTTACGGCGCGTACACTGATCGCCTTCATGTCCGCTTCCTTTGGCGCGACGCGCTTCACACCGATCATCCATAGGAACACAATTTTTAGCGCGTTTTCGTTTAATAAAATCCATTTTGGTAATGTCCGTGGGTTTGCTTGCATAAATAAACTCTATTAAATTTGTAGTTGTAATTTCTCCATTTTTTAAACGCATTACTTCAGTGACTAATTGTTGTTTGTAATCCGTTGTTTGCGTAGTAAGTTTGTCCAAAATACGTTTTTCCATGTATACCGTAGATACCTTATAACTATAATATCAATTTTTAAAAGAAGTTAGAGTGATGATTGTTTTTTTAGTATGAATTTACAAGGTATTAAAGATCGCATTGAATTAATGTCTAAACAGTATCAATTAGATGTAGCCAGAATCTTACTTAAGGAAAATAACGTATCCCACAATGAAAACCAAAATGGTATTTTTATTAATTTGTCCAATTTATCACCTGATATTATTGCAAAATTACAACAATATATAAGTTATGTAGATTTACAAGAATCTCAACTCAATAACATAGAACAACAAAAGGACGAACTTAAAGATATTTATTTTAATAAAATAGAATGAATTTGTCGAAATTTGTTTTAAACAAAACAAATTTCGACTATTACAAGACGCATGATCCCGTTGTGGATTGTTTTCTTCAATTAAGTTCTTGTAGAAAAGGACAACTTTTATATTCAGTACCTTATGTACTTGCGCAAGATTTATTACACACAACTACGATATCTACTTTGGTGCAATTGTGTAAACACAAGAAACTTAATGTTTGGATTTTACATGAAAATCAATGTATTCACGTGGGTACTTATCCACCTACTCATGTTGTGGATAACTTGACTCTTGTAAAATGGACGGGTCAAACGTATGACACGTATTATCACAATATACTTCCTTTGTATGCACTGTCGCATTATAAAAAAGAAGAATTGTGTAAACTAGCCAAGATGTTGAACATTCCCATTTCAAAAACAAAAATTCAACTGTACAATGATATTTCATTAAAATTGATTAAATAAAATGTATATAGGATATATAGAATGGATCTTGTATTAAAAAAATACCTGGATTCGAATACAACGAATCCAGCCGACACAAAAAACGAATTTGAAATACAATTTAAACACAACGGACCTCTTACAAAAATAAATTACAATAATGTAATTGAATGGTTGTTAATGGCTGGATTTAAGATAATAAATACAGAATCCCTGCTTCGTATTTCAGATGAAAAAGGTGTTCGTGCTGAAATTAATGGAATTGAGGCCATTAAACAATTTTGTAAATCCAATGAATTGGTGAATGCTTCGTACACCAATAAACAACGAATTATAAACGATAACAATAAAAACTACAACGTGCAATTTTCATTGAATACAGAAACGAAATTAGATGCTTATGAATTTACCAAAACACCCAAAACTTATCGATATATGATACGCGTTAAACTGCAACATCCGGATCACCCTTTTGTGGTAGATTGTAGTATAGTTAAAATGAAACGCAATGAAACCAATCCTTCACTGATTTTTAAAGGAATGAATAATTATGAAGTTGAAGTTGAGTTTATCAACCATCCGTATAAATTAGAGGAGTTAAAGTCAGAAATTAAGTTTGCTATTACCAGTGTTTTGAGAGGACTACAGCGGTCTAAATACCCCATTTCTTATTTAACTATGAATAAAGTAGTGGAGGAATATAATTCCCTTTTACGAAATCAGTCCTTTCAATTTATAGGTCCGCAATCCGTAACTTTGCATCAAGAACATTTACCCTTACTTACCGAAAATAAAGGTGATAATTTTGTAGTTACAGATAAGGCCGATGGTGAGAGAAAAATATTATTTGTATCCAAAGATACTTATATTTATTACATTACGACCAATGGAAATGTAGAAAGTACAAATGTAAAGGTAACTTCGTCTGCATTGTTATCTACCATTATTGATGGAGAACATGTAGTCTATGCTAAGGACCGGTCCAGAATAGATACCTTTTATGCGTTTGATTTGTATTTTGTATCCGAAAAATTTGCAAAAGATCAATTTTCAGAAAAACATAAAGGTAAATCCAATGATGTAAGGCCCTTTATGTTTGACGATAGGTACACTTATTTAAAATTCATTATAGATACGATGAACCGAATAAATCCACAATTTAAATATAAACAATTTAGAAAATTTACATACGCAGATTGCGCAGATTTATTATCTGACAAAATTGAATATCCTTATCATATAGACGGTCTTATTTTTACACCATCTAATTATGGTGTGGGTCTATCTTCTACGGTAGATAAAGTTTCCAATATGAAAAAAACATGGGAGTTAAGTTTTAAATGGAAACCTGCTCATGAAAATACAATTGATTTCCTTGTTAAAATAAAAGATACAAAACAAACCTTAACGGGGTTGAACTACCAACAATTATTTCTATATTCTAATTTTAACAATGAATATTTGGCATGCCCTTCGGTAACCGTGTATAAAAAACTAATGGATATTCAGCATGGATCAGGTAGTAAATTAATTGAATTTATCGGAGGACAACCGTATGATGTAAATGCGCATGTATGTAATGTTCTTTCCAATTCATTAAATGAAGTTTGCACGGAATTGGGAGAAATTATAGAGTCGGGTATGATTATAGAATGTAAATACGAAGCCCATAATTCAATTGGCTGGAGGTGGATACCCATGCGTGTTCGCTGGGATAAACAAATGCCTAATGCCTATAAGATTGCCGTTAACAATTGGATTAGTATTCATAATCCGGTTACCAAGGAAATGATTACGGGTGAACAAGAAAATCCTTCTCCTACTATTTACTACATTGAGAAGAAAAAAGATCATTTAAAACATTTGCGCGATTTTCATAATACAATCAAAAAAGAGTTAATTCAATGCGTAGCCCTAAAATCACAATCTACATTAATTGATTTTGCAGTTGGAAAGGGCGGCGATATTAATAAATGGCTTTTACTGGATGGTTCTAAACAACCTAAATATAGGTTTGTTTTAGGTATTGATTACAATGCGGATAATTTACACAACAATAAAAAACAAACATTAGGTGCTTTTGGAAGGTACATTCAGTTAAAACAAGAATCACGGCATCATGTTATTCCTGAAATGTTGTTTTTAGAAGGAGACAGTAGTAAATCCATACGCTATGGAGATGCAATCCCTAATTATTACGAACAACAAATCATGCGGTATTTATTTAATCAAGACGTAACGGAAGATAGAATTCTAGATCGAAGTATAAAACAAGGTTTGTGCAAAGATGGATTTGACGTAGGAAGTATTCAATTTGCCATGCACTACATGTTTAAAACAAAAGAATCCATAGTAGGATTTGTTCATAATTTAATGGATTGTATTAAGTTAAATGGGCATGTAATCATTACATGTTTTGATGGTGAAAAAATAATGGAGTTACTAAAACATACGGCGTTTAATGAGGATTTTGAAATACCGAATGTAACTACTCTTAAAAAAAAATACAACATAGATCAATTAACTAAACAAAATTGTGAAGGCGTCACCATTGCTATCAAACAAGATACATTAAGTGGTGAATTTATGGATGAATATTTAGTGTATGCGCCTTACTTTATAGAACTTATGGCTCAACATGGATTTACATTAGATGCGAAACTTCCTTTTACAGAAGCCACCGA